ATAAGGTATAATAAATAATGCCAGATATTACTAAAATAGGTGATTCGAAAGATATAAGAAGAGTTTTAGATAGAAATTCTTCTAGAATAGAATATCACCGACAATCTTTACTTACTTCTAAGGCTAGAGTAGAAGCACCATTTGTTAGAGTAAAAATTGGCGGCTATTCATTTGGCGTATATGAAGAAAAAACAAGAGCAGTTGGCCAGTCTGGCGTTTATAAAAATGTATCTTCAAAATATCCTAATTATATTCAATCTTTAAGTATTAAAAAAATAAATGGTACTGTTAATCAATATAATCTTAGAATAGAATATCCAGTAACAGAAAATGATGATCCAAACTTTTTTGAAAAATTATTTAGTAGTGTATCATCTTCAAGATTAATAAGTATAACATATGGGGATTTTGCTTCGCCAGAATATATTTATAGAGATGAACAGGCAATAATAACAAATGTAGCTACCGGGTTTGATATAAAGAGCTCAAAGTTGGTTTATAATGTAAGTGCAACTTCAACATCTACATTAACATTAGCTGGTAATTATATATTTACTACTAAAATCGCTAAACCAAGCGATATTATAAAAGAATTAATACAAGATAAAAAGTATAAGTTACAGGAAGTATTTACAGGTATGAGAGATTGATCTCGTGTACTTCAAGAGAATATGATTGCTTCTGATGATGCCATTGTAACAATACCAACAATAACTAATAAATCAGCTTTAGATTATATACAATTTTTAGTTTCATATATGAAGCAAGCTGGTAGTGATGATGAATCACCAATTAAAAATACAGTATATAATTTATCTACACATGATGACGTAGACGGTACACATGGTGGCCCATATATAACAATAGAAAAAGTACAGCAATCAGCTTCAGCGCTGGATAATTTAACCACCTATTCAGTAGATATAGGTTATATAACTTCAGCAGTAGTTACTGAATTTAATATTAATAGTCAAGATAACTGGTCAATATTTTATAATTATAATAGAAGTTTAGATGCATCTGATTATTTAACTAGAATTAATGATAACGGCGAAATTGAAGAAGTATATTCTCCACAATTAACTGGTCTTAATTATGATATAAATGAATCTGATAGAACTTGATGGACTAAAGTTACAGAATTTCCTATTACCGCCAATATGACAATTAAAGGTCTTTTAAGACCAGCTATTTTAATGAATTATATTAAATTAAATGTGTGATTTTATGGTCACAAACACGCTAGTTCTGGTTATTATATTATAACTGGCCAAGAAGATATTGTTGATGGTAGCGGTTATAGAACTAGATTAGATCTTACTAGAATAGCCGGAGATGAATTAATGGTGTAAATTATGATAATAAAAGCAATAATAAAAAAATTACCAGAATATAATGATAATCATTATATAGTAAGAATACCATTTTTTGAGGATAACACAAAGAAGGAGTCTGAATTTACAGCTTTATTATCATATACACCAGGGATATATGGTAATTATAATATTGGCGATATCGTTTTAATTTCTTTTGAGAATGAGAAATTTAATACCCCTATTATTTTAGGTAAATTATATACTGGTAAAATAGAAGAACCTGAGGGTATAGGATACGCCAATTTTGATATATTAAAAGCAAATAATTTTTCTATTGAAAATAATAGCTTAGATTTAAATTATATTATATTAGAGGAGTGGTAATATGAGATCTATTTCTTTTCCAAACATGTTTTCAAAAACACAAACAAATTTATCTTATGATTATAATGCCACTCTGCAAAATTTAAAAATGTTATTATGATCACAAAAGGGTGAATTATTTGGCGATCCTTATTTTGGTACAGGTATTAAGAAATATATGGCAGATCAAAATGATTCTTTACTAAGAGATATTTTAGTAGATAATATTTATACTGCTATAGCAATGTTTATGCCACAGTTATATTTAACGAGAAAAGATATTAATATTACTAGCGAAAGAAATAAAGTAATTGTTAAAATAAAAGCAATGAATAGAGTTGATTATACAACAAATTTGTATAATATTATATTATTGCAATCAGAATCTTAAGGAGATTAGTTTATGATAACAAATGATGATGTGTTACTTTCTAAATTATCATATACAGATGCAGACTTTGCAGAACTATACCCAGATTTATTAGATTTAGCTAAAAATCTTACAAATAAGTGAGATCCAAGTTTATCTAATGAGTCTGATCCTGGCGTAGTTCTTTTAAAGCATGCAGCTTTTATTGGAGATCATAATAACTATAATACAGATAAAAATACTTTAGAGGCTTTTTTACCAACAGCTACTCAAGATATATCTGTTAGAAATATAGTTGAAATGAATGGATATACTCCAAGATATTATATTTCTGCTAGTGGTAGAATATCTTTTAATTATAAAGGCGATATTGAAACAAATTTTATAATACCAGCTTTTACTATGGTAATTAGTAATGAAGATGGTACTGTAGCTTATACTCAAATAGAAGATTTATCTATACAAGGTAAAAATATAACATCAACAGCTTTATTTATGGAAGGTACAATGCAACAACTTTCTATAAATAATAACGATAAAATTACAATGGAAAATATAGACTTAAATTATAGAGTATATTTTCCAAATCCATATATTGCTCAAAATGGCGTTTTTGTAAAAAATGTTGGTGATTCAGTTTATAATACTTGGGTTAGAGATAATTATCTTTTAACACAGCCCAAAGGTGAGAAAAGATATAAAGTAGATTTCGATTCAGCTAAAAATTTACCTTATATTGAATTTCCAAGCGATATTGCAAATTTAATAGGTGATGGTTTGGTAATTAATTATATATCTACTTCTGGTCTTGGTGGAAATATTGGGGCTAGAACATTAAATACAATTCAATCTCCAGATAAATATAAAATAACTCAATTAAACGTTGATGTTGATATGTCTGATTTTGAATTAAGAAATAATTCATCTATAACTAATGGTAAAGACCCAGAAACAATAAACGAAATGTATAACTCGTTTAAAAAAGTTGTAGGTACATTTGATACATTAGTAACATGTTTAGATTATCAAAATGCTTTATATGTGGCAGATGATAATTTAAATAATAATTACTTAGGTAATGTTGCAGTCACAGATATTAGAAATGATTATAATAAAGCCGGTAATTTAGTTACATATGATGAATATGGCGTTTGGTATAAAAATGTTTCTTTAGGTAAAGCTGTATTATCGGCATATAATTTTAAATATATAAGTACTACTACTTATAATGATCCAACATATGTTCCGTCTCCGGGTGATGTGAGAGTTGCGCCAGGTTCACGACTTAAGTACTTTCCATATGATGCAGATTTAGATAATGGAGATAATGGATGAGAATTTTTAAATAATTTAACAGAATTAGATTTTACTTCTTATATTAATGGTTTATCTCCTTATGATTTAGTTATACATGCTTTAAAGGCGTATTCTAGTAGTGATTATACTTCTTTTAACCCATATTATGCTTTAAATGATTCATTTACTAAACCTTCTGATTCAGTAATAAAAAGCGCCGTTGAAGATATTAATTCTTTACAGTGCATTAATCATAATTTTGAATACCCATCTTCTACAGATAATGATAAAGCTTATATATTTAAAGAATACGCCCCAATTAGGTGTATGATAACGCCTTATAATAAACTTTCTAAATTAGAAAAAATAGAATTACAAGATCATATATACAGAGTTTTATCAGATAAATATAATTCTAGAATGGTCGATTGGGGCGAACCAATTAATGAAGAAATTTTAGAAAGAGATATTTTAAATGCTGATGAAAGAATTAGATCTGTAAAATTAGAACCAATTGAATATGTTCCTACAGTAGCTCAATTAACAGTAGGTGAATCTGGCGATGAAGGCTTTGTTGAAACTAGTTTATACTCTAATACAGATGTTGTTACAGATTTAATAGCTAAAAACTTCTTAGCTGGCAGAATTTGTTTATTTGAATTCGATGATACATTTGAATATCAATATGGACAACAAATTAATTCTCAAGTTGCCGGTGATTCTGGTTTAGCACCAAGTGTTATTACAGATGTATCTAGTATTACTACAGAAACAATTATAAGTGAAATTCCACAATCAGAAACTTCTGGTATAAGTAAAATTAAGGGTATTGGTTTTAGTTCTGATACAGTATCAGATATAACTTCTGGTACTATAATAATTAAATCAAATAAGATTACTGAGTTACAACAAAGCGCCGGTGTTGCTATTTCTTTTGATGGTTCAAATTTTGTAAACGTTGGTGGGTATAATAAAACTTTATTAATTGAATATATAACAACAGGCTCAAATGATATAGTAATTAATGCTGGTAGTACAACAACTATAAATGATTCTAGTGCTGAATTTAATTTTTATTATAAAGATGATCAAGGTGGTTATTCTCCAGTTAATATAAGTGGTACTAGTACTGGTGGTACAGCCCAAGAAGTTTCTACAACTTTTGATTATACTTTGGGTGAAAATGAACACTTTATTATAAAGAATAAAAATTATTCTGCTACAAAGAGCTATATATTTGGTATAACATATATATTTAAAACAAACGGTACTGAGACAACAATACCAGCAAATACTTTTTATAAATTAAAAGCTGGAGAAACTTTAAAATTTGCATATACGAATAGTGAAGATGTTTTTGTAGAAGATTTATATCAAGCAAATACTGTTATAAGATCAACATTTGATATTATAGATATTGATCATTATAAATTATTTAAACAGAAAGTTAAGGATCAAGCTGGAAATACAATTGAATGTTGTAGTATACCGAGTAGCCAAAGAATTTCTATCTGTGAACCAATAACAACACAAATTAATACAAACGATGTTAAATGTTATTGAATATTAAATACCGAGGGCAATCAATTATTTGCTGGTGAAGACACATATAGAGATTTGGAGCAAGATGAATATTTTATCTACGCAACTAAATCTGAAAGTCAAATGGTTATTATGGGCTCAGGTTCAAGAATAAAAAGAGGTACTACTGGCGACGGTTATAATTGAACTTGTAATGCTTCTAATATATCTTCAATAACTTCTAATGGGTTTAATGCTAGTATAGATTGACAAACATATAATTTTGTTCAAAACCCATTAGAAATAGAAGAATATTCAATAACTGTTTTAGGTAAAGGTAGTAGTTTTAGTCTAGATAAATTACCTATTACTACTATATACCAAACACCTGTATTAGTAACAACATTAAGTAATCAATGATCAGAATATAGGGGCTCTATTACATACGCAACAGAAGATGGTACTACAAAATTATCTGAGGGGTCGGATCCTTACTATATTAAAACAAGATTAGATATATCTACTAATAATGAAAATCCACAAAAATTAATTAAAACTTCTGAAGAAAATAAATCTGCAAGTTTGCAAAAAATAATTATAAATGATACTTATACATTAGAGGCAAACGACGAAGAACCTGTATATTTACAAACAAATGAACAATTTGATCTACTTGGGGGTTCAAATATAGCTGTTGCTAATTATGTAGATAATCTTAGTATTTATAATTATTCAGTTATAGACCCAACTTATGAAGTAAGCACATATAATGGGGCTAATTGAGATTTAATAGAAGACTCAAGTCAAATTAAGGCTGGTACAAATGGCTATCAGCTTAATATAACAACATATCCTTGACATGAATCTGATTCACAGCAATCTGGAGATGTAGATTATATTATTGCTAAATTACCATTACAATATAGTGTAAACAAAGATAGCCAAGATGAAACAATTAAACAATATATTATTCCTATTTATTTAACTTCTACACCAAAAGAATATGAAAATAATATAAGTGTTGGTATAGAAGATATTTCTAGTATTAAATCAATAAAATCTGAAGGTAGTTTATATTCTAGATTATATTTATGAAACAATAATACAAATACTGGTACATATAAGGTTTCTTATGTAGAGTCAGGTGCTCATCAGGGAGAAGTAGAAACAATTACATTATTAACTAAAACAGGAACAACTTCAACAGGATCACCGCACCATATAAGAAAATTAAGCCCAAATTCTGTATATAGAATCTGAATAAAAGTTTCTGGTACAACTATAAATGATAGCGATTTATTTATACAATTTAATACTGGAGATAATCCATCTGAGCAAGATTTAGTATTAAATGTGGAAGATTTACACATTGCGCAAAATTCTCCCGGTGGGGGCATTGATAATTTAATACTTGGTGATGTTTATAGATGAGATATTGAAGAATTTAATAAAGAAGAAACATCAACATTAACATTAAATAAAAATGGTATTTATTTATTAGTTATAGTAAGAAAAGAAACACCAGGTACAATTTTAAATTCTGGAGATACACCTTCAAATAATATTAATATTTTAGCTAATTTATTATTAAGTTTAAAATGATATAATCACGATGGCAATGACGCCATTGATAGATCTGGAGCTATTTATGTAATGAATCCAAAAGTTATAATGGGCATTAATAAAAATCTAGCTCAATATACAACTTTAGGAAATGTATTAAATAGAATAACTGAGATATTAAATCATTCTTCTGCGCCTAATACCCAGATTTATTATATTAATAAACCAGAAAATGATTTGGCTATTGATAATGATGATATATTAAATTTATTTGATAAAAATAATGTTGCTAATCCTATTACAATAGCTCAAATTGATTTTGAAAATCATAATTCTTATATTGATATAGTTAAATCAATGATGAAGGGGTAATATTTATGATTGATACAATTAAAATGACCCCGATAGAATATAGTGCTCAGTCTCGTGATTATCAAGTGATTGCGAGACTGTATACTGCACTATTTAATCTTTCAAAAATGTATATAGACAATAATCATTTTTGAACCAATGGTATTGATAAAAAATTATCTAGATTAAGAGCTTTTACATTAAATTTCAGAAATAAATATGACTGAGATTTAGATGATTTAAAAGTTGTTTCAAGTTGTTTTAAATATCTAATGTTTAGAAAAGGCACAAAACAAGCTTTAAAATATTGTATTTATATTTTAATGCGGGTTAAAAACCTTGAGGGTACAATTACTGATAATAATATTACAGTAGAAGGCAATTTAATTACAATAAAAATACCAGAAAACCTTACAAATTTAGGTTCAATAGAAGATCTAATTAGATATTTAATACCAGCAGGCTATACTTATAGAATTATACAGTATAGGGAATATAATCCTAACGCTATAACTTATATTGATTTAAATCAAGATTCTATATATACAAGCGAATATAATACTGGAAAAATTACAATTAAAGCTTCAGATCAAGATATAATTGATAGTGCTAAATATATGGGCACAAAAGTTATGGCTGGCACTCCAGATATACCATATGGCCCAGTTGATGATGGCGATTACTTACCTGGTTCTATTGGTAATACAATAGTTAGACCTGATATATTACAGCAAACAGCAGAAGAAAATAATGGAGAATAAAGCTTATGGTTAATATAAATTCAAATGTAATTACTTATACTGGTGATGTTAGAATTAAAATATTTAAAAAAGGAGAATATTTTAAAACAATTTATAATCATAATGCCGGTACAATAAATTTTCTTAAATTTTTAAGGGATTGTGTAATAGGTAAATCAGATATATATAGTAGATTGCCATTTAATATTATGCCTATGTCTGGTACTACTCCATTATTACCAACTGCATTTTCTGGCTATGCAACAAGTGAAGATAATGAAACACCATCAGCTAAAGTTGTTTATACATTTTTAATTTCTGGTATTAATTACCCAGCTTCACAACCAATAACAGGTTTTAAATTATATAGTTCTAATAATCAAGAATATGCTAATATGGATTTACAAACAGACACTTCAATAACTTTAGATAGTAATACAAATTTATATGTTGAATGAACGTTAATATTTAATAAAGGTATTGACCCAACAGAAGAAAATAATGGAGGCAATTAATAATGGCAACATTTTTATCAACAAGTGCAGTAGAAGTTTTTCCAGCCGCACTTAGGAATGAACAAACAGGCAAATATACAACTGAAGATAATTTAACTAAAGCCTTCAAAGCTGCTACAGGGTTAGATAGTTATGTAGTAAAAAATGAAGATAATTTTTTAGAATTTGTTATTGATGGCCATTATTTTAAAGTAAATACTGATGGTTTAACTGGCGATAATTTATATGCTTATATTTTAGAAGAAAGTAATACAAAAACTTTAAGAAATGTTGGCGTAGATATTGGTACTTCTGGTAGTCTTGATTTAGATGTATCGGGTGTTTTTAAGGGATTAGCCTTTGATTCATCACAGCCTGCCACAGGGTTTAAATATTTACAAATAAAAAGTGGTGGCTCAATTATTAATTTAGTTCCAAAATTATCAGCAATAACAATTGGCGCTGGTCTATTAAATTCTGGTACAGTAATTACTTCTTCTGGTACTATAGCTATGCCCGCAACAGGTATAACAGCTGGTACGTACCAAGGTATTACTTTTGATGCTTTTGGTAGGGCTACAGGGGCAGAAGATAAGGGGTATAAATCTGGTACAGTAACTAATATAGCTACAGGGGCGGGGCTTACAGGTGGCCCAATTAATTCGGCCGGTACTATCGCTTTAGCTACAACAGACATAATTTCTGGTACTTATCAAGGAATTACTTTTGATGCTTTTGGTAGAGCAACTTCTGCTAAAAACATGAATTATACTTC